GGCATTATCAATGCAGCCAAAACTGAAAAACGTGATTTCACTGAAGCTGAAATTTCTAAACGTGCAGAGTTGGTAAGTAAAATCAATGCCCTGGATATCGACATCGAACTTCGCAAGAAGGAAGAAGCAATCGAAGCCAGAGTAGCCGGTGGAATAATTAATGAAGAAAATAAAAAGCAGGAAGATAAAGAGATACGTAAATACTCTATCGTTCGTGCAATGGATTTGCTTTCCAGTAATACTCCTCTTGACGGATTAGAACTTGAAATGCATCAGGAAGCAGCTAAGGAATTGAGGCTTCTTGGTCAATTACCAAAAGGAAATCTTTTAGTTCCTTCATTTATTATAAACAAAAGAGATGCCCAAACGCAAGCTGAAAAGAGAACTTCGCTTTTTGCTGCATCTTCTCCAATGGTACAAACCGATGTAACTGATTTCATTCCTGCATTATATTCGAAAAACGTATTGGCAGCACTTGGCGCAAAAATAATGACAGGTTTAGTTGGTAATATTTCTATACCTAAAAGTGGTGGATCTACAGCAGCATGGGAGGGTGAAGTTGATGCAAACGCAGACGGTACTCCAACCTTAACACCTGTTACTGCAGCTCCAAAAAGGCTTGGTGCATTTGGTTTAATTTCTAAATCATTATTGCAACAGGCTGGTAATTACAATGTGGAAGCATTTGTAACTGATGAAATTGTAAAAGCTATTAATGCAGCTCTCGAAGTTGCAGCCATTAATGGAAGTGGAACCGGACAGCCATACGGTATTTTAAATACTGTAGGTATTGGTTCAGTAGTTGGTGGAACTAACGGAGCTGATCCAACTTCAGCACACGTAATTTCATTGGAGGAAGCAGTTGCATCTGCAAATGCAGATATTAATTCACTCGGATTTCTTACAAATCCTAAAGTTCGTGGTAAACTGAAAAAGACGGCACTCGATGCAGGTTCAGGAATGATGGTTTGGGATCTGAAAGCCTACAATGAACTTATGGGTTATAATGCCGGCGTTACTATGGCTGTTCCATCTACATTAGAAAAAGGTGAAGGAACTGATTTATCAGCATTGATATTCGGTGATTTCTCGCAATTGATGATGTTACAGTGGGGTGGTTTCGATATCGTTGTTGATCCATATACAGCAGCTAAAACAAACCAACTTAATCTTGTGATCAATTCATTCTGGGATATTATCATTCGTAATGCAGCTTCATTCGCCGCAATGAAAGATATTAAAACCGCATAGTTTTAATTGCATCGTCTTCCTGACATAGGGAAGACGATGCTTTAAATAAACTTCCATGAAAAAGCTAAAATTTATAAAGCATCCCGGTAGTTTTAACCTGGCATATCATCCAGGCGAAGAGGGATTGTTTGAAGAGAAACAAGCATCTGAGCTCATTGCTGCAGGTATTTGTATAGCTCTCGAAAATGAATCAGATCTTCCACAAGATCTTCCCGGAAGAAATTATATTTTAAAAGCAGGCTTATCCCTTGAAGAACTGAAAGAAATTAAAGACTTCACCGAGATACCTGGTATCAAAAAAAATATTGCAGAAAAATTAACCACATATTTTAATCCAGAATCATAATGAAAAAGATTTTTGTATTACTCGTATTAGTGCTGGCACTTGCTGTAGGCAAGGTAAACGCACAAAAACAATTCCACTATCAGTATTTCGATACCCTAACGAATGCTGTTGCTCTTACCTATACTGTTGATCCTTCATTTTTAGGAGACAATTTATGGGATGCATCTTTCACTATCCAGGCTGACAGTATATCTGGCGGAACTGCAGGTATAGCTTACATTCAAGTTTCTAACTGGACAACCGGAAACTACTGGCATACTATTTCATCTACTACTATAAACGGGGTGCAAACTCTTGCGCTGGTAGAAGATGAACTTCGCTTTAAACGTATGCGATTTTATGTTACCGGTGGAGGTACCCAGTCCACATTTGTGAGAATTGCAGTTAACGCAGTCAAAAAGCTGTAAGCAATGTACTTCGACCTGATAACCGGACCATCCAGCGAGCCTGTTTCTCTTGCACAAGCAAAAGAGCATTTGCTTATTGAATCTGCAAACACAGACTTCGATACGTACATCTCCGCTCTTATACTTGCTGCACGAAAATACATCGAGCAACGGACCGGATATATCTGCGTTCAAAGTACATGGCAACTTCTTTTAGATTCCTGGTATTCGGATGATCTAATCTACATTCCAAAAAAACCGGTTACGGCAATTTCAAAAGTGGAGTATTTCCCTGCTTCCGGCACCGACTTCGTAGAACTGAGCTCATCCCTATATAACGCGTCTGGCAAGCATAACCCTCCGGTTGTTTTCCTGAAATCGAAACCCTCATTGGAAACAATGATTAATGCGGTGAAGGTAACTTTTACTGCAGGGCATAACCTTTCAGTGGCAACCGATCCGGTACCCGAATACATTACCCAGGCTATTAAGATACTGGTTCGCCAGATGTTCGAAAACCGTACTGAGGAAGTAACCGGTACCATTGTGAGCAAGCTCGATAAAGGCTTCGAATACTTACTTCAAATGGCAGAAGTACATACAACATGAACTTTGCAGGAAAAATGCGCAAGATAATCATTCAAACTCCTCCGGCTACCAAAGATGCCGGGGGAGAATTGACTGGTTCGTGGGTAAACACTTTTGAAACCTACGCTAAGATTGTAGATGTTTCGGCAAGTGAAAGCAAAAGCGAAGGCACGGAAGTAATGACGGTGAATCGACTTTTTATTATCCGTAAAAAAACCATCACTGCCAACATGCGCATAAGTTTTGAAAGTAAGTACTGGGAGATCACAGGAGTTAAGGAAATAGGCAATAATCAGTTTACAGAAATTCAAACCGTATTAAATTCAAATATATAATGAGAGCTCTTACCAATTACGGAATAGCAGTTACTGCAAATAATGATACGGAATTTACTCCGGGTATATTATTCGTGGGTACTGGTGGAACGCTTAAAGTAAAAACTTTATCAGGCGATGATCTTACGTTTGGTTCGGTACCCGATGGTTATGAAGTGAAATGTGAGGTTGTAAAGGTTTATGCAACCGGAACCAGTGCAAGCAATTTAGTTCTTTACAGAGATAAATAATGGCACAAAGCATACAGCTCGATGGTTTTAAGGAACTTGAAAAGGTACTGGAAGGATTGTCGAGTAAAGCTGCAGCTAAAGGAATGGTGAAGTCGGGATTGAGGCGAGCTGCAAAACCACTAATAAAAGCAGCCAGGGATAAGGTAATGAGTTATTCTCCCACAGTTGGAAAAAGCATTACTGTAAATTATCAAAGCAGAGATGGGGCAACTATTGGTATTGGACCCAAATCGAAAAGAGGACAAACCATTGCAGTAATTGAAGATTCATCATTTGTAATTAATGTAAAGGATCCGTGGTATGCTCACTTTATTGAATTTGGAGTTAGCGGGATTGGTAGATTCAAAGGTACTCGATCTTATTGGTTAGGTAAAAGAGGCGATGTAAGAAGTGCCAAACCACAACAAAGAAGAAGATACAGACCTGATCAGCCAGCACGACCATTTATGAGACCCGCCTTTGATGAAACAAAGGAGGAAATGATAAAGAACTTTGAAAAAAGCATTTGGGAATCGATCGAGAAATATGTAGATAAACACGGAACCAATGTTACATGATGTCATATACGACCGCTTAAAAGCGATAACCTCAAAGGTTTATCCTGGCATGGCACCTGAAAATGTTGCGATTCCATACATCGTATTTTTTCAAGTAAGCAATGTACCCGCTTCCAATGCATCAGGAGCATCAACCTTGGATGATATACGCATTCAGGTAAGTGTATTTGAAACATCGTACAGAGCAATGGAAATAATGGCAGCTAACGTAAGAACTGCGCTGGATGAGTACAAAGGAATATTGCAAAGCGTAATCATTGAACGATGCTCTTTTATAGGCGAGAATTATATTCCGGAAGGAACAGGAGTTCATCATAAAGCACTTGATTTTAAAATAACTGTAAAGCGTGAAAAATATACAACAGTAGATACTACATACCTAACAGTGGATAGTACAGTATTAACCGTAGATTAAAATTAATGTCATGAAAAAAATACTTCATTTATTATTGTTATTTATAATTCCATTATGTGCACAATGTCAATTAGATACCATTAATACAGGTACTTCGCCAAATTCTGGAACGGGTGATACTTGGCGAAATGCAATGATCAAAACAAATAGGTCGATTACTGAATTAAATAGAATAGGTATTCGCAATATAACGAGTAATTATCAGGAAATAAATATACTCGATGGAGCATTGGTTAATGTTAATGAACTTAATGAGCTTGTTGGCTTTCCGTCGGTAGATACAATTGCGAGCAAATCATACGCAAGATATGTATCTGGAGCATTTCAAAGACTTACATTTATTATAGGTGGTACTACAAATGCGCCAAGTGTCGATAGCACAACTATCACACATGGAGCATTTATGAATAGCTATGTGGAAATATATAGGGCAGGTAGTTCATTAACTAATGCGGAAAAGGTATTTGGATTTATTAAATCAGATAGCACAATTACATTATTTGCGCCATTTGTTTTTGGTGAAAAGTTTGAAATATTGGTATATCCAACAAGAAATGTTCAGCAAATATATTTAAGATAATGAAAAATATTCTTTTAATACTTCTGCTTCATGCAATGCGTATCAGTTTGATATACATATTGAAAAATATGATTTAGGTAGTAAAACACAATTATCGAAATAATGAAAATAGAGCTAATTAAACCGTACATGCTAAACACCACCGAAAAGCCGGTAGGTAAACGCATGGATGTAACCAGTGAATTTGGTAAAGAACTTATTGCAGAGGGATTTGCCATTGAACTGGTTGAAGTTGAATTGAAGAAAACTAAAAAAATTAAATAGCCATGGCACAAACAGCGGGAGTTATAAGCGGAAATATTATGGGATTATACATTGACAGCAATCGTGTTGCTGCAGTAAAAGGTGTAAATCTTGATTTAGCAACAAACATGACCGATATGAATAATGCCGGTACCGGAGATTATGATACGGTTAAACCCTCACGCCGTAATTGGTCGGCAAGTGGCAATGGTCATTTTGCGTTTGATGATGACTACAACATGGAGTTTTTATTCGATGCATGGAAAGCAGGAACGCTTTGCGTGTGCAAATTCACAACAAATGTAAACGATGATCTCGACTTCACAGGGAGTGGATATATCGAAACATTAAAAGCCAGTTTCCCGGATCATGAAAACAGCACGTTCGATTTCTCTATAAAGGGAACTACAGACCAGGTTAAAACAGTTCATCCAGCATAATATTTTAATACTACAATACAATGGCACAAACTACAGGAGTAATAAGCGGGCACCTCATGGGTATTTACATTTCAAATGTACTTATTGGTGCAATGAAAGGTGTTAACCTGGACATGGGAGTAAACATGCTCGACATGAACAATGCAGGCACCGGAGATTATGACACAGTAAAACCCTCACGCCGTAATTGGTCGGCAAGTGGTAACGGACATTTTACATTTTCAGAAGGATATGCCTTCGAAGATCTGTTCGATGCATGGAAAGCTGGCACATCGTTAACCGTACGTTTTTCAACCGAGAATCCTGGCGATATCGATTATGCAGGTACCGGATATGTAGAAAGTTTGAAAGCAAACTTCCCAGATCATGAAAACAGTACGTACGATTTTACAATCAAAGGTTCCTCAGACCTTACTAAATCGACAAATACCTAAACTATAACCAACTATGAAAAACATTGAGATAGGCGGAAAAGT